GGGTTGATGTCGTTGTTCGCTGCACCGGTACGCAGCACGGACTTCAAGATCACTTCCGCTTGGAAGATGTTGCTCGAGCCCGTGATGATCTTCAGCGGCTGCAACCGAATTCGCTTGCCGTTGTTGTCAACAGCGTTGCGGACCTGGATGAGCATCTGCTCGAGCGACGTCTGCGACAGAGCCGCAGCCACCGAGAGCTGATTGCTGAACGTCGTGCCGACGATCGGGTGCGCGGTCGACACCAGCGAGACGCCGTCACCACCCAGATACGCACCGTTGAAGGCGCGGTTCAAGATGTTGGCGCACAGCGTTTCCTTCGTCTCGATCATGCTCTGAGCAAGGTGCTCGGAGTAGATCTTGCCGATCTGGATGTGATCGCCGTCCTCGACCAGGATCTTCGTCAGCGCGAACGCGAGACCGTACACTCGGTAAACGTACCTGTAGACGAACAGCACACCGCCGCTCTGGTACGTGACCGGGTTGCCATCCGGAATCTCCGGCGCTGCCGGGAAACCGTATAGCACAGGCTCTTCGTGGTACGCGCGGGCGATGCCCTTGCGATCCTTGAAGACCTGACGCCACTCGTCCGCTCGTTGCTCGTACACGCCGTCGAAGATCTCATTCAAGATCGGTTCGACTACCGACCGGAAGTCGGTACTACGCATTGGAGTTGCCATAGTTCAATCCTCCTTCTGGTTGGGTTAAACCGACGCGATGTCGGCGACGTACTGATGTTCGGAGATCTGAACGAGCACCCAGGGGAACAAGTCGCCCCAGTTGTTGTTCGCACCCGGCACCAGCCCGATGACACGAAGACCGGCATTGGCAGCCGCCGAAGCGACATCCAAGCCAACCGTCGCAAGACCTGTCGTTGCATTGCCTGACAGGGCCGTCCAGTCGTACTGCTGACCTATCGCAGTGATGTCCAGCGTTGCGTTCGCCTGGATCATGTAGATCTGCGCTGGATCTAGGATGTAGGTGGAACGAACTTCCGTTGCCACCGTGTTCGCCAACCACTTCGGAGAATACGTCTGTTTTCCTAGTGAGTCGACGTACTCGACGCCTTGGAAGGCACCGAGAGCACGAGCACCAGCAGCTGCCGCGACCATGTTGCCCGCCGCATTCACTGCGATGGGATAGCCAAGGTAAACGTTGGTGTTGTAGCCCGAGAGAAACGCGGGGGTAGGACCTTGCGGTCGAATGATCCCCGACATTGCCTCCGATGGGAGCAATCCGATCGGAGCGTATACCGACGAATTCATGCAAGCACTCCTGAGATCAGGGGTTCTGATCCCAGAACTGCCAACCGAGAGCGGAACGCTTTTTTAGAGCGTCACGCTTCGCCGCTAGCTTCGGCGAAGGACGGTGGTTCTGGGGCCTGGCCCAGTTCAGCGTGCCCATCCTCAGCGACGATCTTGATCCCTTTCATGCCGCTCTTCGCGGACGCAGCCATCATCTGCTTCATGGTGTCGACCGCATTGGACAACTTCTCTTCTTCAGCGAGAGGTTGTGCGTGGTGCGACTCGTACATGAAAGCCTCGAACAACGAAAGTGGCAGCTTGAATGCCACCATCTCGTTGACACCGATACACCCTTCGTAGGTGCCGGTTTTGATGGACGTGTATTCCCATCCAGGAATTTCTTCAGCCTTGATCGGCTCGTAGCCGAGGCGAGTCCTGCGCTGGATTGAATCGGCGGGGTTCGTGGTCGTCAGCCAACAGGTGTGGTATCCCGGAATTTTTGGCAGATCCGGGAGCACTGACTGGTAGAACTGCTTGCGAAACTCCGTCAGCCTCTCATCGTCTTCCAACACTCGCTCTTCTGAAGCTCCCCGCCGATTGCCGGAACTTCGCAGACGTCGTGTTTCTCCGTTGGTGCCCAGTCTCGCGTCTCTGTTGATTTTGCGTGCCATGGTGAGGCTCCCTCGTTCAGCGAGCCGTGTCGTTTGTTGCAGCGTCATCATGCTCTTTGTAGCGTTTGAGCATGCGCTTGTACTGATCGGTGCCGGGTTCGATGCCCGCTGCTTCCAATGCCTCGAGCCGTTGTTTGCTCAAGTACACCTGGTTAGCGCCGAGCTGGCGATCATTCCCACCACCGCGGAACCTCGGGCCACCGTTCGCGCCGTTCTTCTTCGGCGCAGCGCCCTTGCGCGGCGGATCTTCCGTCTCCTCGAGATCCGCATCGTCTGCGTCGTCATCTCGAGCACGTTTGTCGATACCACGCGCCTTCAAGCGGCGGTCGAACTCTTTGTAGTAGCCTGGTGTGCGCGGATCGAACCGGCCCTCTTTCGAGAGTGCGAAGTCAACGGCCGCAGCAACAGCAGAGTCCTCATCGCCCTTGCGAGGATCGAACCAGGAGTTGCGATCGGCCCAAGCTGTCGCGAGACGAGCGATGTCGGGATCTACATCGTTCCCGCCCTGCTCACGTCGCTTCGACTGCTGAGACTGTTGCTCCTTCGCGGACTCGAGCTTGCGCTTGCCCTCTACGAGCTGCTCGCGGATCTGCGAGGCTTCCTTGTGCGCTGCACCATCGTTCTTGGTGACAGCATCCGCAATAGTGTCGTCGGCCTTCGAGATCGCCTGATTGAACTGCGAAATGCGGCCTTCGATCGTGGTGCCCTCGAGTGCATCGAGGCGCTTAGCCATGTCCCCGGCAGTGGATTCTAGACGACGGTTGTGCTCACGCAGGAAACGGTTTTCCGTTTCGCGTTGCTCCGCTTTCTCTCGGTATCTTTGTCGCCGGGTTTTCCGTTCGACCTTGCGATCTGCACGTTTGGCGTCGCCAGCAATGTCTTCGTCGCTGGCACCCAGGCGATCGTCGCCCCCGGAGGGGCCACTACTGTCGTCTTCGGAGTCATCGTCTCCGCCGTCGTCTTCGTCGTCGCCCTCTTTCTTGGGCGCGGCAGCAGCGGTCTCGTCGGTCACTACCTCGAGTGCCGGCTCCTCAGATCCCTTCTCATCTTTCTCTTCTTTGGCCATTGGGGCTTCTTGTTGTGAAAAATCAGCCGACGTAGGCGACCATCTCTAGCGGATCACCTTCGATCCGGCCGATCAAGTCGACGTCGTTGAAAATTGCGAAGAGGACTTTGTCGACGGAATCGGGATTGACTCCTTCCCACTTGTGGCCGCCGTACTTTGGTACACGGACGAACGTTCCGACCTCGCACCAAGAGCCCTCGGGCCACGCTGTCAAAGTATCGCGATCCTTGAAAGCCACTGGCCCCATCGAGATGACTTTCGCGACCTGAGTATTCCACTTCTCAGTCTCGCGGGTCTCCTGTGGAAGGTGGAAACCCGATTTCGTAAGATCCATCGGCCGACGAATCTGACACACGACTCGCGAGCCAAAGGGCGTAACACCTGGTGCAACATCCGGGAAAGCATCTTCGATGCTCTCGTACGCGAGCAACATCGAATTCGGGATGCCTTTCTTCGCCAGCTGAGAAGTCGACGATCCGTTCGTCTTACGAAGTGCGTCCACCGAAATCGTACTACTTTGATCCATCGTCATCCGCTTCTTGACCTATGGCCTCTTTTAGGAGCTGCTCTGCGCGATTCAGTCCAGCTATGAACCCGACGTGCTTTCCGTACTCGAAGGTGCCCTCCGATTTCGGGTTGCTCAGCGCGTCAAGAGCGTAATCAGACTTCAACTTCGTCAGCAGGCCCGAGTAGCGATCGAGGATACTAGTCCCTGACAGGAGTCTTGTAAAAGGTTTCGCTACCAAGGGCTACGAGCTGCGCTCTTTCCCTTCGATCCGAGAGTGGCATCGGAGCCCTTGCTGCCGCCGCCCATCAGTGCCGAATTGTTCTGTTCGGTCGAGGGCTTCCCGCTCGCGCCGGTTTTGCTTGCCGGGAGTTCCTGCCCCAGTTCGCCGGTCATTGCGAGCTTCTTGTGCTGAGGAAGGTAGTTTTCCGCCATGAGTGCTATCTCCTATTCGGGATTGCCTAGCGTGCGCGATGGAGATTACTCCTTAAGGCTCAAACTGCGCAAGTTGGTCGAATGAAACGCGAAACCCTGCCGCGTGCGGGTGGCCTCCCCCCGAGTAGAGTTTGGCGATCTCGCCGACGTCCATCCCATCATCGCGCGAGCGCAAAGAGAACTGCCGACCGTCCGGAGTATCCCAGTAGCATACAGCGAACGGATTGGAGAACGACAGAGAGTGAACACCAACTGCCCGACTCTTTTGACCTCGGAGGCCGCGTTCACACAGCAGATGCCCCGCGTCCGACGTCAACGTATAGGGAAGGTTCGCAGCCGGAACGACGACAGTGTTCGGGGCCTCATCATGCGGCGGGCCAACACGGAAGCGCATCGGGCGAGTGACGATCTCGAGCAGCTCGCCGATGTCCTTGTGGTGCTTGCGCTCTATCGCCGCGCCCTGCATCACGAGATCCGTCGCACCCCCATGTTTCGACTCGCACTGGTCAACTAAGTTGTTCCATACGTCGAACTCGTACGGGTACGAAAAAACACACGCGTTGATCTCGCGCGTGCCAGGAATCTTGAACCGCCAAAGGTCTCGATCCTCTATGTGATCTATCAACCTCGGACGCGGCTTTCCTGGGTAGAAGTAGTCCCACGTGATTCCTGCGCCGGAACGTTCCATGTCGAACAGTGCGTGGGCGCTGTAGTACGACTGATCGTCGGCCCAGCGTTCTACCATCTCAGTCAATAGAGGCGCAGGTAGCAACACGCCCAAATCGTCCCGCGCAGTCTTGTGGTGATCGAGTACGAGGAGTGAAAGCGCCTGATGGTGCATCTCCGCGAGCACGTCCATCTTGTATGAGAAGTCGACCATCAGTACGTGTCGATCAGTGACGTCAGGCGGCGGCTTCTGGTAGATGCCTGGATGAAACTCGACGGGGATGCCAACCTGTTTGCAGAAACGATTGACGACCCACGCGGAACCGAAACCATCTCCGCAGGGGGAATGAAAAATACACAATAAGGGTTTCATACTGCAATTCCTCTTCTTGTTTTGTGCTTGTAGCCTTTTTGGTTTTGGGGCAAGTGGTCTACTTGTTGTTTTGAAGTAGCCCATCGACAGTTGCCGGGCTTGTAATCTCCCCGCCTATTTGGAAATCTATCTAGCTCATGTTCCTCAGAAGGGCACTCCCCCATATCTTCTAGGAACTTAGTAAAACTGGTCCATCTAACTGCGAGCTTGACGTGTTTGTAGTGCTTATAGTCGGGCCGTGTTGTTCGACTAGGGTTGACTACTCTTCCCCGCATCGAACGCCAAATACGATATGTTCTAGAGAAATTCTTTCTAGTCGCCCATCCGTGCCCCCATGGGGTTAAATTATTCCGACTACATGGGCGACACTGCATCGATGCGCCACGCCTGAGATGCCCTGCTTGCACTGTATAAACAGCGCCACACGTACAACGACAAACCCAACGAGTTATTGTTCCTGCGTTGGGTGCTCGCCTCAGAACCAGCCATTTGCCAAAGTGTTTGCCTGTTAGTTCTTGTAGTTTTGGCATCTAGAAGAGCGTAACACTCTTCGTGATAAAAGGTCGAGCAGGGAAGTAGAGCACCCACTGATCGTAGCCTTCAGACTGTACAGGTCCGTAGGCGCGGTTTCAGCCTCTTTCACCGGATGGGTTAATCCCAGTACCAGTTTGAAGGGTAGCTTTTCCTCCCTCCTCGAGTTCAGCGGCGGAGATCTTCAGAGCGGTCGTATTGTCTTGCACATTACGAAGCTCATCCGAGGCCAGTTTCGCGGCAGTCCGTTCATCCTCGGCCGACTCGCGCTGCGCAAGCTCTCTGAGCCGAGCAGCGTGCTCCTCAGCCTGCCGTGCGCTCTCGTTGGCCTGTTCGATTTGGGTTGCCTGCGCTTCCGCTGAAAGCTTTTGGAACTCGACCTCAGCGTCAGCTTTGCGCTGCTCGCGTTTGTCTTGAAGGTCGACCACCTTGTTCTGTTGTTGCGCCTGACGAGCTGCGGCGGCATCCTGTGCACGCTGTTGCGTCTGCTGCTGAGCCGTCTGCGCCTTGAGTTGGTTGCCTTCGCGCACAGCTTGTACTTGTGCCTGTACATTCGGATCGTTCGGGATCGCCTGCTGGTACTGTTGCAGCAGCTGCTGCGCCTTGGCGACGACGGCGGGGATCTTCGCGAATACCGTCTTCGCGCGCTCGATGACGTCCTTGTTCAGCTCGCCAAGTGTCTTGTCGAGTTCGAGCCGCGTCTCGGGATCTCGCTCTTGCATGATCGCATCGAGCCCCTTGTCGTCTTTTTGCGTGGCGTCCTTCAGTCCTTCATAGAACGAATTCACGTACCAATACGCGATGTGCTCTTTCAGGTGCCCGAGTGCGGCACCAAGGAACGTCGGCGCGATGATCGGCAAGCTGCCAAGTACTGGAGACTCCAAGTACGACAGCAAAAGCTCGATGTGCGACTCGTGATCCTGATCCGGAAACGCAGCCACCGGGCGACCGAGCGTCATGGCGACGTTCTCGTTGACCTGGTTCATCTCGGTGGGTTTCGGTTCCGGGATCAAGATCCGATCGATGTTCTGGATCTTCGCCTTCTCGAGCAGCATTCTTTCCGTCTCGCGACGGTTGTAGATCGCTTCGTTCCCAGGAATCGCTGCACGATCGGCCACGATCTGCGCCTGTGCGATGCGCTGCACATCCGAGAACACTTCTGGGTCCGCAACCGGGATGCAATCAAGCGGTCCTTCAAAATCGTCGCGGTACGCGAGAATGTCGCCGACATCGTTCTTGACCTCGTTTTCCGTGAGGTACATACGATCTATGCGATGCAAAATGTTGATGAGGTAGTCCATCGAGTGATAGAGGCGCAAATGGATCGCCGCCATCACGCGCATGCCTTCCTCAATCAGCGCCAGCGTCGTCCCCACCGGCATGTCGGTGCGGCCTTCGGCCAAGTTCCCCATCGCGACATGGATAGCACCGGCCCCCGCATCCGTGAGGAAGCCCAGCAGCTGGAACAATGTCGCGGATGGGCCATTGAACGGCAGCGCCATCAGCAAGGAACGAATATCCGATCCCGCCGCTCCGCCCTCGAGTTCGACCACCTGCGTTTGGCCGATACGTTGCTGCTGCCCGGTGAAGTTGCCCCCCTTGATCTTCACCATCGTCTGGCTGTTCTGGATCAGCGCGGCATCGAGCAGTGCTCGAAGAGCACCAGTCGCAGCACCCGACAGCGAGCCGATGAATTGGCCGAAGCCGACCGAGTACGCGCCGCGCCACGGTAGGCACGCGAACTCCACCATCCACTGCATCCGATCCTGGAACTTGTCTTTCTTTTCCCAATTGCGAACGACGGCGAGCACCTTGCTCGAGACCGAATCGATCGAGATCAGGTACGGCAGCGGTCCCTTGGGGTCTCCCTTCGCACGCTTGACGAAGTCGTACTCCATCGAGACTTCGTAGACGATCCGCTGACCATCGCGGTTGTCACCGGAAGCGTTCTTGCCTTCGACCTTGTCTGTCGCTTTCTGCGCGGACGTCTCTTCAGGCGTTGCATTCGTCGCCGGGAGGCCCTCGGGGGGAGCGGTATACATCCCCTCTTTGACGCGAGCCTCAAGTTCAGCCTGCGTGATGTCTTCGTGATACGTCTGCCGCTCAGCGGTGTAGAAGTTCGACGCTGAGTACGGGATCGAAACCTTGTCGATCGGGATGAAAAGCGGCACCGGGCGACGACGCCGCTTCGAGTAGTCTGGCGTCAACCGCAGGTACATGGAGCCGCCAAGCGGCACCTGCGTTAGCATCTTTTCGAGTTCCGTGCGGCACTCTGGCATCTGTTTCAAGAACTGCCAATTCATGTACTCCTGTTTCCGTTCGGCCTTCTTCATCCGATCGGCAGAGACCTTCTTGCCCGGAACGAACATGCGTACAGGACCGTTGGGGGGGAACAGTTCCTTGATGGTACGTGCAGCAAAGTCGATCGCCGCCTGAGCCAGCATGGGATGCACGACTTCGGACGCGCCCTCGAACGCAGGCGACCCCGGCGCTTGCTTTCCGAGCCCGGTGCGTTGGATCGCTTCGGTGTACTGTTTGGTGCGCTCGTTTCGGGACTCGACGTCGCGCTTGATAGCTTCAATCGTCGCCTGAGCGAGCTTCTCCAGCTCGTTGAGATCTAGCTCAGGTACGAGGTTGTCATAGAAATCAGCGACGGCATCGGCTTCTGCTTCGTCGGCTGCGGGATCAATCTTGACTACCTTGCCGCCCTCCTCATCGACGTCGTCGCCCCCCGCATCTTCGTCTGGAGCGTCTCCACCCTCACTGACTTCTTCGACGCGGGACTCTTTATCTTCGGGGTCGATTCGTTCATGCGGCAGTCGCGAAGTCATCGCATCGGTGGCCATTCGCTACTCCTAACCATCGTACGGGTTGCGCTTACGTTTAGCCTCGAGCTTCTGTTTCGCAGCCAGAGCTGCTTTGCGACGCTCTTCTTCCTCGTCGCGGGGGATCGTAAGCGATCCGATGTGATTATCCAAGAAGTACTTCGCCGCCTGCGTGGCCGAGTCCAGCAGATCATCGTTCTCAAGAGAGCCTTCGCCAGAGTAGGTGCATACCTGTGCGATCAACGGCTCCGCCCAGTTACGGAACTCGCCAGGCTTCAGATTGCTCTCGACTGCCCACACTCTCCCATGCACCCAAAGTCTCGCCGTATCGTTCAGACGCTCGAGCTTATCCTGCCCACCAGGGTTGTACGGCTGCGCATAGATCTCTTCATCCGCTAACGATTGGATCAGCGAGCGCCCGGACGCTTTGTCCTCTATCAGGATCAGATCGATCTTCTTGCCTTGCGCCTCGGCCACCTGCTTGCCGGCGATCAGGGGGCGCAACATCGCTGGCCCCTCGGCGATAGCACCGTAGCGCCGAGATCGTTCCCGCTTCACGCGCTTGATGAGTGCCGGAAACCCAAGCCACTCTTCCCACGCATCGAGCAGGATGATGTTCTTCTTCGCGGGCGTTCCGTGCGAGAACAGTCCCCACACTGAACACGCAGTCGGGTCCGACGTCTGCTTCTTCTTGTTGTGATCCTTCTCCGTGAACGCGGTATCGAGCGAGTACACAATGTACTGGAATCGTGGCAGCGACTTCTCCGCGGGCCAACGCTTCCACTGCGAACGCTTGACTATGCCTGCCTCTTCTGGATCGAGCACCTCGCCGTGGATCTCCTGACGACCTTTGCGTGTGCCTTCGTACTTGGCCACATTCTCGAAGTACGCAGGCGTCAGGTTCTCACGGTTCTCGTATGTGGAACCCACGACGACTACCGCATCCTTGCGTTTCATCAAGTCGCGAATGAACACGGACGGTTTCGGTGTGCCCGTCACGCACAATCTTGGGTGGGCGCCAAGCCGAAGACCGAACATCAAGTTGTCCCACGCATCTTGCGGGTATAACCACGAGGCCACCTCATCGAGCCATCCAGCCGCGTGCTGCGGCCCGCGCAACCGTTCCGGTGTATCCCCCGCGAACCCGCGAATGATCGAGCCGCCATGGAGTGTGATCGAGGGGAGAGACAAATTCTTGTCGACGATCAGCTGTGGAGGCACCACAGCATAAAGTCCAGTCGGCCCTTCAAAGCAAGTGTACCGAACGTCATCCTTCGTCGGTGCCACCACGCAGTACATCGACGGAAACGATACAGCTTCCATGCCAAGCCAATTAGAACCCGTAAGCGTCTTGCCGAAACCACGGCCGGATCGGATAACCCAGATGAGCTTTTGGAAATCTTCAAACTCTTTCGGTGGCAGCTGCTTAATTCGCGCCATCGACTTCCACACCATGCGCCAACGCAGGAACTGCAACTCGGCGGGCGTGAACTCTTCGAGTTCGTTCTTGTACTGCTTGAGTGTGCTCGGGAGTCGTTCTAGATCAATCTCGTAGTCGAACTTCATCTTCCGATGAAGAAGGCCGAAATTCACGGAGACTACGGCTGTATCTGACACTAACCCCGCGCAACGCGACGAACGCGGCGCCCCATCAACGCTGTGTAAGCAGCGGCGAGCGAACGATACCCCTCATCACGCAAGAGGTACAGCGTGATCTCCTTCTCACGCTTGCGACCCATCACGCGGATCTTCAAATCCGGGTAGCGCTCGCTCGTCCACTCCTTGCACCACCAATCGTTACGGCGCGGTAGATCCGACGTGAGCTGGAACGATAAATCATCCGGGGGCTTTTGGAGGAGACGGGCGACCATCGCAGTTAGGCACTCTGGCTAAAAGAAGATCGTCCTTCGTCTTGCCGCAGCGTTCACATTTCAAAACAGGTGAGTACGGAGAGCCGAAGAAGTGGCCACTCTCTCGAATAAACTTGTAGTCGTCGTCCCATACGCGGCCTTCAAGCCCGAGTTTCACTCTCGATTCCTCTTGCGAGATGTGTCTTGCATCTTCCAACGCATGCGACTATTCGCGCGCTTGTGAATGAACCAGGGCTGCTCAGTGCGGCCTGTGCGGCAGCATTTATACGGACGTTGATGAGCCATGGTTACAGCCCGAAAAACGTGCGAACGATCGTCTGGAAGATCGCGTCCTTGCTTTTCGCGTGGGGACCGAGCGCCTCGTACGGGACCATGCACGGATGTTCCTTCAGCTTCTCGTCCTTGTTCGGACCGTAGCTCCAACCTTCGATGGTCTTGAACTCCATCCAGGCTGCATGATTGTCCTCGGGGGTTTCGTTCGGGTTCGCGAGCGTGCGCTTCACGCCGGCAATGATCGACGCCTTGTTGTCGGCCCATGACAACGTGTGCTCGTTGAACGCATCGTTGAGGGCCAACACAGTGTTGTGCACGAGCAGCGCGCAGAGGAGGATCGCATCCTCCTTGTCCTCGACGAGATCGTACCCGGAGACAGCGACGGGCGCAGGTTTGGCCGCTGGCTCAGGCTTGATCTCTGCACCGTCGACATATTCGTACCCAGTACGAAGAGTATTGCCGTTCGCATCGTTAGCGTTGAACTGTGCGTGCACACGAATGCGATCGTCGTTGACATCGACAAGCACCGGAGCACTCTTGAGCACGATGACCTTGGCCCCCATCGCCTGCAAGAGATCGAACTCGTGCTTCAGGCGATCGACGAGTTGCGCGCCGACGTCACGGCCTTCTTGCTTCAGCGTGTCGAACACGTAGAGGTTCGTCTTCAACTTCTCAGGATTGAGTGCGTGGCGCACCTCGAAGTTCGCGTCGAGATCCTTTAGCAGCTCGTCGATTGTCGTCACCGTCGTCATCGGTTTCCCCTTACCTGGTTAGGCCAAACAAAGTGGAGCCCCGCATCGTGGGCAAGATCTGCGCGTAGATGAAGTGTGAGCCGTGCACGTACTGATACCTGCGAGTACCGACGTTCATGAGATAGTCGACGGCCGCGTACAGCTTTTGTTTCTTGGGCACAGCGCGTGCTTGTTTGTTCTTATCCACGCTGGGCCGAATCATGAACTCGAGAACCTGCCCCCGTCAATCCAGAGCGGAGCAACTAACGGGGGCACGGTGGCGAGTTACTGCGGAACGACGGAGAGCACCATCCCACCAGCGGCCGGAGCCGCGAGCACAGGCGGGGGCACGATGATGACAGCCGTGATGACGTCCTCGGCAGCGAGCCCTTCCTTGCTTGGGTCTTGCGTGTCGAACCATGTCGTGCGAACGCGCAGCTTCGTGCCTTCCGGCACGTTGCCGATCGTTCGCGTTGCGACGTCGACCGTGTTCAAGCCGCCGATCGGCGACCAGGACAACGCGCCGTCGATCTGCGTGTATATCTGCCAGCCTTTCAGCTCGGTGAGCGCGATCGGTGTTTGCGCGGCATCGTCACGAACTGTCGGCGGAGTGACATCAATCTTGATCCCTAACATTCCATTCTCCTGTATGACGTTGAGGTGAAGAGTCCCGGCACTAGGCCGAGCAATGTGACGCGGCAGCCCGAACAGCCACCGCAGAAACGCAATGATCCAGCGGATCAGCCAGCGCACGAAGCGAACAGCGCCATCTCGCCGTTGTCGTGCACACTCGGGAGCAGATTCACCGAGGCGCGAGGAATGATGTTGAGATGCTTCTCGCCGGCCCAGGGGCCGTGTGCATCCATACTCATGTTGCCGCAGTTGACCACGGAAGGATCAGCAACCTGGCCAACTTCGACCGCTACGATCTCGTCCTTGACGGTGAACACGACGAACGCGGTGGGATCTGCTCCCACAGCCAGCATCGACGGCGCGCTTGGCGACCTGTTCACGACGGGCTTCGTCGCCTGGGTGCTATTCGCGCTAGACATACCGAGCTTGTCGATCGCGGTGGCGACGAAGAATCGCGCACCCGGAGTCAACTGATCGAATACGAACGCGCACGAGTTTACAGCCGGCGAACTAGTCGGGTACGGACCGCCCGTGGCCGTGCCCATAAAGAACTTGAACTGAAGCGGCAGCTGCGCTGCGAGGAACGGTGAGCCGTCTGTGTTGATGGTAGGTGGAGTGCACGTCAATGTTGCGACGCCGGATTGAGCGTTCGCCGGGCTGCATACCGCGATCGAAAGAACTACCAGCAATACACTAAGCGCAAAGGCACCCGTGTAGTTATCTTCGGTAACGCGCTTCATACAGTGGAATCTCCGGTGGAAAGTGATCCGGAGCATACGCCCGAACGGGCTACCGCTTCAATCGTGGCAGCGCCTTCTCGAGCACCCGGCCAACGAAGCCCCCTCGTAAGTTCGACCACGATCTTGTGCGCGATCTTTTCCCGCAACCCATCGAAGTCATCCAGGTTGAACTCGATCTTGTGATCCTCACTGTTCAACCGGAACCAGAATTGGTACTTCGTATCCATCGAATCGAACTGCTGGCGTACCTCGACACGGGCATTCGATAGCGTATTGCCCTGCATTCCATCGAGAGTGACCTTGACGACTTCGGCCCGTGCCTTTTCGAGCATCTCTTTGTAGAGCTTGATCGATTCGTCAGTCGGTGCGCGGTGCTCATGCACATCAACGTTTTTTGTGACGTGCTCAGTGACTCTAGGAGCGTAGATACGATCGAACATCACCAACCATCCTTACTTTCAAACGAGGGAATTTCGTCAAGATCGTCGTAGTTGTCTAGACCGATCGATCGGAACGGTTTGCTCGAGTGCCCTCTATCGGCTACCGGGACGTCGTCCTTCTCTGGGCGGTAGCGGGTACGGTTGCCGAAGTTGACGCGGACACGCTCGATGTCTTTCTCGCGCTCCTTCTGCGACTTGAACTTACGCTTAGGCTTCGAGCGTACCGTAGCCATACAGCTCCTCCTGCAAATCAGCCGCGATGACACGTACTTCTGAAAGCGTTGTTCCATGAACCATTAGTGCCGAGAGCAGCCGGTTCAGTAGAACGAATTCTTTCACGGTGAGCGAGCGCGTGTCCGACAGGAGCAGTGTACGAAGTCCGCCTTCCCACGCATAGTAATCGCCACCCATGTGCCAAGGACCGTCCGGGCTCTCCGCGACTTTGAGATCCAACCATGCACGCATCCAGGTGACTGCATCATCGAGCGTCGGCATAATCGCGATCGTCTCGGTATCGTGCCCGTCAAAGAACTTGACGTAGATCACAAGTAGAATCTCGTGTATTTGAACGGTCCCATGCGCCAGATCGTGAACACGTGACCCTTGACAACTCTGGACCGACTCCAACCTTTCAGCGGCATCACATCGAACGCATGTTTACCGAAACTGATGGACAGCCAGACGACGCCCGTTGCGACAAGGATTCTCACTCCACGTAGTTTGACGTCGATCATTTGTCCTCAAACCATGACACTACAAAGAGCATCACTAGGGCAATCGTTCCACCGATCCAGTGCCCCCACGAATAACAAACAATCGAGGTGATAGCGAACGCGCCGCAGTCACTGAAGAGACCTTGGACCGATTTCTTCATCCGCGTTTGTCCCAATCGAGGAAGAGCTTGAGTTTCTGCTCGGCGCGGAAGTTGATACGTGCAAGATCGATTGTCTGGTGCTTCACTCCCACTAAGCGCATTGCGGCAAGTACATCGGCCATCTCGTCTTCAATTCGTTTGTCGAGTGGCCCCTTCCCATCTGGATGCTCGCCCATGCCGTACGTGAGGAACTTGCCGAGCACCTGCTGTAGCTCACCGCACTCTTCAATGAGCTTCGCGATACCGCCGTGTGCAATGGGCATGAGTTTCACTCTTTCGGCTTCCGTGTACGCCGCTTGATCTCGCGGAGAATGTACCACTCAGCTTTACGCAGATCCTCAATCGGTGCGCCCTTGTGATCCGCGCGCCAGAGATACTTGACCGCGTTGCCAACGTTGAAGCTCATATGCTCGATGACATCGATCGCTTCAACACCTGAAGGATTCGCGTTGTAGTGGTCGGGATGATCGACAGCTTCCATGCGTCGATGCCCTATATCATCTTGCGTAACGTCCCCGAGCAACAAACAGTACACAGTATGTGGCTGCCCAATCTCAGCCAAACACCTAGCACATCTATCTTTTTTTGTGTCTGTCATCGCACTTCGCCAAGTTCGGGATCAGCGGGTGGGAAGCGTGAGACTTCGTGCGCAACGCCACGCGCGAAGCCGTGCGTGAACGCCTGCTTGATCTCTCGCTGAATCGCCTGCACTACTTCGACACGCAACTCAGAGGCAGCAAACGATCCCGCTATGATCTTGCGCACAGGCTGGTGCGTGTTGAACCAGGTGTTGAACTCCGTATCGACATCAGAATGGGGGAGATCCATACGATTCTCCTGTCGTGTCGTTCGTCAACCACCATTCTTGGCTGATCGCTTCGGGGGCATAGTGTGCGTCAAGCGCAACGTTGATGTAGGGCGCGAACGGATGTTCAGGGATTTGCACACGACGCGCGAGTTCGTACGCCTCGAAACGATTCGAGTACGTGACATGCAGCGTGTACGAGAATGACGGTCCGCAGTTCATTGCAGCCTGGCGCAGTGGCGTCTCGCTGAGCGAACATGAGATTCCGATCGATCGGTAGTTGAACTCGTCGCCTTTACCGGCCATCGGTGAAGTCCTCGAGCTTGTCGTCGTGAGCTGTCCGCCACGATAGGAACGCAAGCCCTACGAGGAGCATGCCAAGTACAAACGTGATGAACGCGAGCCATAGTGGCGCGTGCGATGTCGAGATGATGTAGGTGCATGCGAAGAAGAGCAGGGCGACGAAACCGATCACGAACGTGACGAAGCTCATTGTTGTTGTTCTCCAGGTAGAAGGGCACGTCCCTGTGCCCCAAGATCCGCCGTCAGTTTCTTTTCGTGCCTTGAGATGCGATACGTGACAGGATTTGAACCAGTGACCTCTGGCTAATAGCGGCATCACCCGTCTTCACCAGTGCTCTACCATGCTGAGCTACACGCGCCGCCATGATGAGTGGCAGACTATCGCATCTCTTGGCAGGAACGATACTAGGTCATTCGCGGAAGAAAGGCGAGGGCTGCGCGCCCCCAGATTTATCGTTCCCGACGATGAGTTCCAAGTTACGCAGCTCGCCCACACGATCGCTGAGATACCTGCCGACCTCGTAGCCCGTGGCCTCGGAGATCTCCGCCAGGGACATGGGACCAGCCGACTCGATCAGCGCGTCCAGGACAGCGTTCTGCGGCCCCGTGAGGATGCCTCTAACGGTCGCTCGTAGCTCGTGCCCTATTGGCTTTTCAGTACCCGACATGGTTGCGATCAACTCCTTCCCCACTTCGGTGATCTGGAACGATTTCGGATGCACGAGTCCTTTCGTACGTAGCTCACCGATGCGATCGGACGAGTAGCGCCCTGGTTTGTACCCCCCATAGAACGCGATCTTCGACAGCGTAAGCGGTTCATCGCGCAGCCAGTACAACGACTTCAGCAGCGCACGCTGCGGCCCGGTGAGTTTGCCATCCTGCGGGTCGGGTAGGTTGTGGATGCCCATCTTCTGAAGAACTGGAACGAAGTTAGCTTTGCGCGTCTGCCCCGTAATCGTCTTGCCGATCTTGAGCGCTGGTACAGTTGCGATCATCGGAATGTCGTGAAGGATCACTAGGCTCGCTTTGTTGTGCGCAGCACGAATG